ATCATATTTTTCAGTGGCAAGCTCATGCGCTTTCCAATGCTCCATATCAGGATTTTCTCTTTTAATTTTCATCTCAAGGAGCTCATGCTCTATTAAAGTGCGATCATGCGGCTTAATGTCTTTTCCTGTCATAAGCCGTTGCCAACTCTGAGCTATGGCACAATCAGGATCAAATCTGCGGTATGCCTTTAAATCCGGATCAAACAACGATTCATCTTCAAAAAGATATGCCTTTATCTTTGCTATATCAGATTCTTCTTTTCCCAGATTTTCAGCAATCTTCTTCGCGTCAGTAGAAAAACTCCTGACCTCTTTGTAGTACATCTCTGCAAAGTTTTCTGCCTCTTCACTGAATATATCTGTGATTCTGGCTCCTGATATCATTATAGCAGAGTCCGCATCATTTGCAACGGATTTCCACTCATTTTGTTTCTGCTCATACTTCTTTTTGTTCTCCGAATCCAGGGAAAAATCTGCCAGCCTACCGAACTTCTTTTCCTGCCTCTTTGCATACTGCTGCCGGTTTTCCTGTTCCTGCTTCCGTACCAGTTCATTCAACTCCGCTTTGGTATACCTGCTCTTCTCTGGCGGGGTGCTGATGCCTTCGAAATATGTAGTGTGACTATCTTTGCAGCGCGGATGGTACAGACCTGCGGCTATAGCCTTGCTCATGAGTGGATACTTGATTCCGGTAACCGGTGACTTTCCGTCCTTCGGACCATTGCTCCACACATCATCAACCAGCACCTTTCCCACAAAAGGCAAGCATTTCGGACAGGGATTTCCGCGCTTATTCATAATCACTGTAGATATTCCCCATTCCTGGCGCTTCTGGCCTTCTCCTTGCAGGTATGCCCTCTTGCTGGCTGTTCTGATTGCCATATCCGCATAATCAGCAAGTGTATGCCTTGCGCCGTTTGCATACTGCACACAATTCAAGCCAGCCTTTACAAAATCCTCTGTGGCCATATCCACAGCTTTCTCATAGGTGCCGGCTCCGGTGTTTGCATATACCTGGGCATTGTAAATCACTTTTCGGTACTGGTCATTCGCCATTCGAAGGACAGCAATCTCAGCCTTCTGCATATCGTTCACTGTAGCACTGATCAGGGCTTCCAATTTTCTGTCATTCACCTTGAAGAACTCAGCTGTTGCCCCTTTGGAAATACGTTTAGCAGGAAATCCATTTCTGATAGCTTCCAGGATTGCAATCTCCTGTGCCATCTCGCCTTCAGATCTGGACAGGGATATCAGTGTTTTGATCTGTGCATTGATATCCTTGAACTGCTTGCCATACTTCTTCTGGTTGTCCTTCTTGTACTTTTCCAGGGATTTCAGTTGCAGTGCCTGCCACATAGCCCATTGTTTATCTTCATCGATCTCTTCCAGCTTGTGCCGGCGCATATTACGGATCATGGAAGATATAAGCTCATTTTCTATGGCTTCAAAGGCAGCTCCAATGTCGTAGACGGTGTTAAGCTTCGGCATCTGCGGTTACCTCCCGTTTGCATATACCTTAAAGCCCTGGCTTTTGAATATTCGGATCATGTCTTTAAGCTTTGTTTTGCTGGTACAGGCATCATTTCTAAGCTCAGCATAATCATTCTTTTCCAGAGCGTACACGCCCATCGGTACCTGCCCCTTTGCTACTTCCAGAAACTCCTGGTACTCCTTTCGGTTCATCCGGTATATTCTGTTTGCCACCTTTACTTTCATTATCTCCACCGCCTTCCAGGTCAATCTTAAAGTTTCCAGCCTCCAGGTTCACTCCTGGTTCATCCACGTCCTGGATGCCCTGCTCTGCCTTTAATCTGGCTATTTCTTCTTCTTTGCAGTGATCGTCCAGTGTATCTCCATACAGTTCTTCAACACACCGTTCAATGCTCATAATGCCACCCTGTTTCGCTTTGACAACTGTCTCTACCTGGCTTTCGAATGACGGGTTTGCATATTCTCCAAACGGAATGTTGACCTTTACTTCTTCAATGCTCTTGTTATGCAGGATATTGTCTGCATTGATACACATTGAAACAACTCCCGGAAGAACTTCCTGCAATGCCTTTACAATTGCGTTTCTGGTGTACAGAGTCGTCTTTTCTTTTTCCCTCTGTGCTTCTGCATTATCCAGCTTCTTTGTGTCAATCCCCAGTGTAGATGGACTGATCACTCCCTGCAGGCACAGATCCAGGGCTGTAATGTATGATGCCATATAACTGTCATGAGGAATAACCGGCTGGTCCGTAACGACCTGATTCTTCTGACCCTCTCGCATATCTCCTTCTGCTGCAAAATAGCGGTTGTCGAACGGATTCGGTTTTATCAGCATCCCTGTTTCAGGATCATGTGGAACCAGGCATTCCGGAATATAGGTCTTTGCTCTTCCGGCTCTTAAGGCATCCATCCACTGGGACCATGTCTCATCCAGTGAATCATAGCTGTCGAGCTTTCCATCGAATATGCTGCCGCCTCTGCCTTCATATCTGGTAGACTCATAAATCATAAATGGTTCAGCCAGCATGACCGAATCATCAAATTTAATGTCTGTCAGATTCTCAGTGGCTTTTATAGATTTAATATCGACCAGTCTGCCGTCAAGATACAGCTCATTGATAATATAGCCATAGCCATAACGCTCATTCAGGACATACACTTTTCCTTTTTCTTCGTATGGTGTCTTGAATACAATCTCCCTGATTCGATCTCTCTGATAGACAAATTCAACCCTTTCACCCGGATACCACTCCAGTATCGGATAATCACTAATCGTTGTATCTATAGCCACTTTAAAAGCGCCATCTCCGATAAACAGTGTTTCTTTGAGGGCGCTTTCAATCTTTTTATAAAATTTATTATCTTTCTCAATTTCTTTCCACAGCTGTTCCTGCGCCGGCTGTTCAAATTCAAATTCGTTCATGTCCGGCAGAACAGTGAAAGAAAGAACTTTAACAGTCAGCCCCGGGAGACCAGTATGAATCTTCCGCATGTCCATTCCAGGGGTTGATCTGCTTGCCCAGAACTTGTGTCTGTCTGCAAATTCTGCATTCTGCTGATAGATCTGTTCCAGCTCGTTTCCATCCCCTCTGTACCAGATACGGTTCAGGATTGCGTGTCCTTCGAAATCCATCATCTCATTGATCTGAAAGTTAAAAGGGTTCGCCGGAAGAACATTCAGCCAGCTCCGGACCGTCTTTTTTATGTTTTCATTTAATCTTTCCATCCATTTCACCTTTTCTGTTCCTCCTCAAATCCAATCAAGTCACGGTATGGAATCCATCCGTACTGTTGGGAGTTGATCGTATGGTCATTTTTATCTTCCGGAATGTCTTTATCTTCATCCCAGGAATATTTCTCCATCTCTGAAATATGGTTCGTACAGGTATCCACTACCAGATAACAGCCCTGCTGGATCCAGCCAAGCTGTAGTTTGATTCTGTCCAGAATTTCTACTTTTTTGTAGGATTCCACAAAGTTGTACAGGCATCCGTTCAGACGCTTGTATTTCCGCAGTTCTGTGATCGTAGCCGCATCTGCACAGTCAATAAAGGTTTCCCTTGCAAAGCCCCAGTCCTTACGGCATTTTTCCAGGAACTCAACAAATTTCACCGCCGTATCGGATGGAGCAAGAGGCTGATCCAGATCTTTGTTACTGTAAACTTTCTCAGCCAGGGTGATCAGCCTTCTATCTGTCGTAATGCCCTGGAATACCATTGCAATTGTATCCGGAGATTTTGAAGAGTACGAAGTATCCAGACCGCAGGTAAACTTTTTGAATTTTATTTTGCCTGCTGCCATCTGGGCTTTTACCCATTTCTCAGATACTACATGTTTCTTTCGGCTGAAGTTCGGGAAGATCAGTCCGGTTGCTTTTCCTCTGAGGCCTAAGATCTTGTTCTTATAGATCTTTGTTCCTTTCGGGGTGTTCCGGATGATCTGGTCTTTCTTTTCTTCCGAAAGTCCTGCATTATCGTCAAAAGAAAAGAACCAGTGAACCCAGCCGGGCTTTGGTTCTTCCATTAATTCGTCTTTAATCTCCTGCGGCGTGTCCTCTTCCCATTCAGGAAGCGGGCGGCTGCAGTTGATATACTCTTTATACACATCCAGGCTCGGATCATCCGGGTTTAAGGTTGCCATGAGGTAATCACAGCGCATGGAAGCCTCACGGACAAAGTCAATATCTGCTGTGTTGATCTCATCGATATACAGGCAGCCATACTGACCACCAAGGGCTTTCTTCCATTTCTTCTTGTTTCCATATCCCAAAACGTATATGGTTTTGTCCCCGGATGAAGTATGAAAAAGAATATGCGGGATCTTGTCATCCTTTGTGCCGGATCCGTTGTACTCTACCAGGCTTCCGAAATCGTCCAGGATTCCAAGGTCTTTGTTGATAATGTTTTTCTCTGCTGTTCCTGTGTCGTCTGCTGCCAGGATATGAAGCTTTTTCGGACTCTGTGCTACCTTCAGCATGAACTTAAAAATTCCTACTGTAGTCTTTCCGGCTGCCGTGGTGCCTTCCAGGAACTCCACCGGTGTCTGGCATTTCAAAAATGCTTTGTATTTTTCAGACAGCACAAGATCCATGCTGCTCATTATCCACCTCCGCTGATCTGCTGGATCAAGCTGTCCAGTTTTGATTTTTCTTCTTCCATACCGCTTAACTGAAGCTTGTCGTTCCACATTGCCAGATGGCGCCCAAGCATATCCAGGGCTTTCAGTTTGTCTGCAAGCTTGATTTCTCTTTCTACGCCATATTCTCCAGAGGATTTTACTTTCACGGACTGTATGGCTGCCAGATCGTCCCTGGAGGCATCTTCTTTTAGTGTTGCGTCTTTTGCATTGATTACATCATCTGCATTTACAAATGCAATTCTGGCCAGTTCCAGAAGAACACGGTCAGCATTTATTCCGGTTCTTTTGGATCTTTCTGCGATTGCCTCTGAGATTGCTTCTGAAACTTGGGTTTTCTGGAGTAATTCATGTCCGATCTCAGAAGCTCTCTGACCATTTTTCGCCTTATATCCGGCTCTTATGGCGGCCTGGGTAGCGTTCAGGTCAATCAGATACTCTTCTACAAATCTCTTTTGTTTTTTTGTCACTCAGGCTCACCTTCTTTCAAAAATATAATAAAATACAGTCCTGCCAGCACCATCCACGACAGCCGATTGCTGCCGTCAAACGTCGAAAGGAGGTTACCGTGTGCAAGAAATTACGGCTGGTGCTGTGCACGCTGTACGAAAATTGGCACGCAAAAACGCCCTGTATTTCTACAGGACGTCTTTGAAAAATTATATTCTTTTGGGGAAAGAATAGCTTTTGGCGGCTTTACGCCAATCGGAACAGATGGAACCGAACCACCGACACGCTGAATATAAGCCAGCTGCTCTACCACTGAGCTATGTTCCGGCAGCTGTGCTCCTGATACGTTGCCGTCCAGAATGTCACAGCAAAGCAAGTTTTTCCCTTGATTATCGTACAAGTGAGTCCTTTCCTGCAAAACACATAAACGCCGCTTAACTGCTAAGCAGTAACAGTACCTTTGGCCTTGGTCTGGTACTAACCAAATCAACTGCCAGGCTGTGACACCTGGCAATCACTTGTCAGAAACTTTTCACCACACTAAAAGGATTAAGTCACCGGCTCCGCTGAGCCTTCGGCTTCATTGTTATCTTACAACGACAAATCCGACTTTTCCGACCTTTTTCATTTAATCCCACACTTTTTCAAGTAGGCATCTCGGATATGTAATCTCGGATAGTCCGGGCTCTGGGAATATCCTGTCTTAGCCGCTATCTTCTCCCAGATCATCCCATCCCGGTAAAACATCTTAAACACACATCTAGTCTGACCATCTGGGATATCGTCAATCCATTTCTCAATAACTGCCACCTGCTTTTTCTTCTTAGCCAAAGTCTTTTTACACCGGTTATACTTTTCACAGTCAAAACCAACTACTGTCTCTGGCTTCTTGGATCCGGATTTGCCATTGAGGATCACGCTGTTCCCCATGCCCTTGTCCGTCATCCACAGCTCATTCAACTCGTATTCAAGGACTGGAAGCTCCCTTTTCAGTTTCTTGTAACTGTCCAGGAGCTTCCTGGTTATCTTGACTTCCTCCAACATTATCACCTCTCACAAGCTGTTCGTATCTATGTACCCGCGCCAGAATTGCCGGTTCTGATCTGGCATCCTCCAGGAGCTTCCTGGCCTTATCCGGGTTCATGTTTAATTCCCTGGCAACCTGCAGCACTCTCTTTTCATCAATCATCCGGCACCTCCACTTCTGGCCACAGCATCGGTACGTTCAAATTGCGAAAATATCCTCTTGGCTCCCGCGGCAGATTTTTATTGATCTCCATAGGCGCTACCTCTGTTTCTTCCCGAATAGGCTCTTGGGGAGCAGTTTTTCCGGTGTTACCATCTGATGCACAGCCTCTTTAAAATCCGGATTCTCCACAGCCGGCACCTCAACCAGGAAACGCCAGCCTTTTAAGGCTTCTCTGATACTTTCAACCGTATATTCTGGTTTTTCTGGAACCAGCGTTTCAT